CTCATCGTCGTAGAATACTTTATAGAATACGCGATTAGGATTCTCGATCTTAATCATTTCTCGAGTTTCAGTATCGAATACATGGAAACCTCGACTACCTTTATAATCAGACCATGTCATTTCATATGGAGATCCAAGGTACTCAACGTTGCCATATCTTGAGGGATGGTGAAAATGACCAGAGAACGCAGATTCAAAATTCTTGAACACGTTCATATCAATACCATGCGTACATAACGCACCTTTCATCATCTCAAAACCTTTTACTTCAAGGTGACCCATTAATATATTAGCATTAGAGTTCTTTACAATTTCTAGATTCTTTTCGCCGTTTTCTTTATTAAGCCACGGTAACATAAGAAACTTTGTAGATCCCATCTGTAACTCTACACCATCATCTTGGTATAAAGTAAACTGAGGATACTCTTTAGTTAACAGATTCATACTATTGATTTCATTAGTACTTGCGTAATAAGTATCATGGTTTCCAATAAGTGCATGGAAATCTATATTACGTTTTACTAAATTGTCAAAGAGGAATGATTTACCAGCCGAAAGAGATACATAGTTAATATATTTACGACGGTCAAATGTATCACCAAGGTCAAATACAACCTTAATGTCATGTTCGTCAATATATGGAAAGAATACTTCTTCAAAAAACTTTCTTTGTACTTCGTGAAATACTTTACTATCTCCTCGACAACCGATGTGAATATCGGTAACGATCGCGATTTTCATATTACTCCTGGGCGGCTTTTGCGTTGTCTATTGCGGTTTGCGCATTTTGCATATAAGCCGTTAATTGATTTCTTTGCTTTGATATTTTTTGCTTCTTCTTCAACGCTCTATCCCATTTAAGTCGAGATACTTTCTGTGAAAATACAACTCCATATAGGTGGTCAAATTCGTGTAGGAAACATCTTGCGGTATAACCTTCAAAGTTTCCGGTTTGTGCGTTACCATCTTCGTCATACCATGAAGCTTCAACAGATGTTGGTCGATGCGTTTTGAGAAATACATCAGGGTAGGAAAGACATCCTTCAAAGTCAAGTTCTGTTTCTTCCGAGACAGATAGGACTTTAGGATTAACGAACATCATTGTATTCTCTTTGTCTTCACCAATCACAAACACTTTATAATCAATACCAACCTGACAAGCAGATAACCCTAGACCTCTTTTGGAGACCATCAGCTCTACCATATCGTTCTTGGTTTGCTTTAAATCAATCTGTGGATTTTGGATATCAACATCTTGTAATTCTTTAAATAGAATTGGATCCTTATTAGATACTAGTTTCATAATTTACCTTCTTTTCTCAATTGTTCTCTAATTTCACTTGACATAATATAATCTTCAGAATATTTCTTATCATAGGATATTCCATTGCCAGGTCCGTTAAGTAACCCTACAATATTTGGAGTACATACTATAACATAGTGTTGCCCATCATAGAAGCCTTCCTTTTCTAGTGCTATCGTTATTAAGTTGATAACATCTATCTCACCGAACGGAGCATCTTCTCCTTCCGATTTATATACTTCTTTGACTATTATAACAACTTGTCCTGTTAATGTCAAGGCCTTTTTAAATAATTTTGTATGACCTGCATGCCAGGGTTGCCATTTACCTACAATTTGAATTGAAGGCTTCTTCCAATCAAAAGCATTCTCATAATCTAACATAACCTTTACTCAGCTGTGTTGTTCTTCTTTTCTTCTGCGTCAGCAGCGTTCTTTTCTTTTGCCTTTTTGAGTTTGCCTTCAAAATCATCAATGAATTCATTAATGTAATCAGGTAAGATGTTGGCCGTTACAGCTTCACCAGTAGAATCAAATACTTCGTTTTCATGCATTTGTCTTTGTGATGCTTTGAATTTAATATACATCTGCTTCTTCTCTTTTGAGATTCTGCGTAGGAATGCATACCAAATGATTTGCGTAAAATAAGCAAATGGGTTTTGAGATTTCTCTGGATTAAAGTTATGTATATATTGTAGACAGTTCTCGATTCCGTCTGAGACCATTTCTTCTTTATACATGTATCCACTGAAATTTGGTCGTGTTGCTAATCGTTGTGCAATTAACATAATACACTTACCAATGTAGTCGGGTACGACGGGATTCTTTTCTCCGCCTTCTTCTGCCTCAGCGCACTTCTCTTTATATTCGATTAATGCAGCAAGGAGATCTTTGTTGTTTACGTAGTTTCTTTTCTTAGCCATTTCAAATACAAACTCCTTTGTTTAAATATTGTAGTTATTATAATCTATTTACTCTTACATGTCAATGGTTTAAATTTATTTTCACAAATATGAAAAAAACTATTGACATTTACCAAAAGTCCTTGTATAATAAGACTATCGGCTTTAAGGTATATAGTATGATTAGATATCAATTGTAAAGATCTTAAATGCAAACTCCTCAGCGGAGTATATTTCAATTCTAGATTTAAAATGTTTTAATGTATAGTTTTCGTAACTACCCACCGACAAATCATCAGCGATATCATAGAGGACCGCTTTCTGCGAGTCCTCAGCTTTACGCAAACTTCTACCAATTGATTGTAATACTTTAATCTCAGATTTAGAAGAGGAAGCAAAGATTACATTATCAAGTCTTTTAATGTTAACACCAGTACTAAAAACTCCATAGGATGCAAGAATGTTATGTTGCTTAAGTGGGTCGTTTTCAACCAAATGACGAATGCGTTCACGTTCTTCTCCTTTTGTATTACCGTATATGAAATGTAGTTCACGTCCTTCTTTTTCTAATAGAGGAGCAAGTACCTTACCATGCTTTTCTACCAGATCAAATAGAATCAAGTTATTCTGATCTTTCAGAGACCAAACCAAATTCTTTATAAAATTGTTTCTTCCTACATGATTAACAATGAATTCTCTTTCAGCAGGCCATTTACGAACTGCTTCTTTTACTTGTCCCATTGCCTTTTTAAATGCTGCCTTCGCTTCGTTACTATGATTCAATACAATTGCCTTAACTTCAAAGTCAGCAACCGTGCCTTCATCCATTAATTTCTTTGTAGATACAATTCGTTTCACTTCGCCAAAACAACCTTCGAGTACTAATCTATGAGTCTTACTTTCAGCAGACTTTAGAGTACCAGTAAATCCATGACGGAATTCACAATGTTCAAGTTTATGCATAATAGTCGTTAAAGACTTTGCTTGAAAGGTATGAGCTTCATCGCCCATGACACAACCAAATTGACCAAACCAATCCTTATCTTGTTTCACTAAAGATTGCCATGTAGATATAACAATAGGTGCTTTCGTATTCTTATCAACACCACCTTGTATTTTATAGATATCGTTTTCATCACAACCATAATCAACAAAGTCACCAGCCATCTGATGTACTAAAGATATAGTAGGAACAATAATCAATGTTCTTAAACCAAGCGCTTGATAGTAATGTTGTTGTATTAGGTAAATAATTAAAGACTTACCAGATGATGTCGGTGATAGAGATAAAGATCTACGGTTACGCAGAGCGTTATTGATGTACTCGATTTGATAGTCTCTTGGTTTAAACTTACACTTAATTTCTTCAGCCAACTCTTCAACGTAGCCATCTTCGATATTCTCCTGTTCTGCTATTGACGCTGGTGCCTCTAAAATATAATCTCTTTGTTCACAAAACTTTTTAAGATGCGGATATAGACCAACATACAATACAGGACGCATTGCTTGAAACAACCGAATGGTTCCATCCCATACTCTTGCTTTGTATTTTGGACTGAACTGATAACCCTCTGGTTTAAACGCAAAGAAATCAGACAACTCTGTTTTTAATCCAGCATCCGCTTTAATGCGCATATATACTGAATCAATTAATTCTACTTCTATTCTTTCACTCATTTCTTTTTAAACCACATAGGTAAATAAACAAACACTACAACTGATTGCCAAAAGATAACAAGAGGTATAGTAAATGTTATCCAATTTTCTGGTTCTAAATAGTAACCATAAGCAATTAATACAATCCATAATGTATCTGCTATGCTATGAGTTACTTTCCAATATCGACCAAGGTATGCAATTAGCGCATCTCTCTTTATAGCAAACCAAGGATGCACATGTCGCATAATCACGAATCCTTCGTTAAGAAACATTAATATAAATCCGATCCAAAATGTCATAATTTTATTGCCAATAGTAATAAGATAGCAAGAAGCAACATGTTAGTCATAAAGATACCAATTGCTAAAATAGTATGATACCAAATCCATCTTGTCTTATATGCATTCTCAATTGTAATTGCTTCAGGATCGACATCGTCTGCCATCATATCAATTACTTGTTGAGTTTCTTTTTGTTGTTTTCTAGATTCTCTTAAGAATCCCCATGCCATCATCTTATCCCACATTTGTTAGTAATCTCCGGACTGAAACTTCAATATATCTATCATGTTCTTAACAACGAAGTTTCTGCTGTGTATTGTTTTAATTATATCTTCAAGGTAGTTTGCGTTTGCTGTATGGAAATCAATCGTAAGACTTAATTTAATAACATCTTTGTCTGCCTGAATATGTTTATCCAAATCGTTTCTTATTACCTTTCTTTGAAAAGGCTTCCATCCTTTTTCTCTCAGATCTTCTTCGGCCATAGAACCATCGTACCAATTACGTTTGTCCATTTCCAATTCTTTATATTCGGCCTTTAACTTTTTAACACGTAAGACTTCCCTATAATAAAGGTTATAGTACTTACTATGTAACGATGGGATTCTTTTACTTTCACCCAATAGGTTGGTTTCATCTATCGGCGAGTCAGCTGCCCATATTGCTGCTATATCATTCGTATCCATAATCTATTCCATAAACTTTAAATTCATTACAATTATAACAGGTTTCATTGTGAATGTCAATGGTTATTTGCATAAAGGACTTTGTAAGATTGAATTTTCTTCTCCAACTCCACGTCTTGCTACTGTATAACCAAGATCACAGTATTTCTGAATCGTATCGCCTACCATCCCTTTTGGTGTTAATATATTAGTTTCAAATTCGATCCATAAAGGCCAACGCTGTTTCTCATTGGATTCAAGAAAAGGAATAAATGAATTTAATATAAAACAATCTCCGCCTTCTGTATCTATCTTTAATATAGTAAGTGTATCGACATTGTGCTGATCAAAGATATCACCTAAAGGTATTGTATCAACATCAATTATTTCTACGAGTGATTGAAGATTATTCTCTTTATGTTGATAGTGATAGTCACCCATTGAATTACAGCCACGAAGCCAAAGAGGCATATTGTGTTTCTGAATTGTCTTAAGAGGAATATAATAAACCTTATCACGACCTACTTTTCCATCAAAAGAAATCGCAGAATTGATTTTCTTAACGTTTGGTTTGTTTGGTAGTCGATCTAAATAGAACTTGATTGGTTCAATGCATAGGCCAATACAATTATCAGTTGCGTCTTGTGTAAGGGTATCAAAATCAGATGTACCCACTTCAATAAAATCATAATTCATAATAAAAGGTTTATCTTATAGTTGTTCCATTGTAAAGGTATCGTATCTCCAGGTAACTGTCGTTGTTGCATATGCTACATCAGTAACATTAACATCAAGAGAAACACCACCCAAAGAGGTTGGGAAGCAATTCTTAAATACGAATCTTATGTTTGGATTTTTGTGAGAGTTGGTAATGGTCGCGATGATATCGGACTCATGACCAGTTGCGGTGTATATTTTGTTTTGCGCTGATTTTTCAGGAGCGGCATAGCCTTCTATCCAATTGAGAATTTCTTTATAGTTATTCATATTCTCATCGAGGATCATGGTAGTCGTCAGCTCACCGTAGACAAGACGATCCCCGTATTCGTATATAGATGTTAAAGGAGTACCTATCTCTGCAGGAGTTGCAGTGACATCTGGAATTTGCAGCTTCTGTGTAAAGAATTCTACGTTCGGGAGTTTCTCTATACTAATCGTAAAATTAGTTGGAGATAAGTAATTGTTAATAATTTCTGGCATCGACTCAATCCTATTTGTATATTTCTATTTATTAGAATTGAGTTGGTAAGAATTATTCGTTAGTGATGTATACCATGAATGCACAACATTTAGACCAATCACCTTCGTTTAGCCATCGGTCATGGTATGCTAATGCTTCGTGGTTCTTATCCATCCATCGTACTTTTTTGAATTGCGGCAATAATGTATCTCTAACCTTTATCCATTGTTTCGCAGCTCCACCATAACAGCTTAAGTGAAACTCTACTGCCATGTGTTTAACATTTGTTTTTAGATATTCCATATTGATGTCATTGAATATACCATACTCTCCACCTTCACAATCAATTTTGAGGTAATCAATTTTTGGTATATTATAATCAACCACAAGATCGAGAAAAGACATTCTTTTAAACTCTCGATATTCTGAAAAGACATTATTAAAATGGTTTGACGTTGATCCTATACCTGCTTCAATAGGAATTACAGGAGTAGTACTATTGTCAATATAATGATCCGAAATATTTTGGATAAGAGTTTTGAGATGAGGCCTAGAAGGCTCGATAGCAAATATACGAGAAGCTTTACGATCAAGAGCATGACAGACAAAGAAACCAACACAGGCACCAATATCAACAACCACATCACCTTCTTCAACATCTCTCCACCACTTATAATCCATTCTGTGAAAGAATTCAATAAATTGCGCGTTAACATCTGGTAGAGGTAACCCGTCTGTTTTTAAATTCAAATTAAGATACTTATTAGTATCCATTCTTTCGTAATCTTCTTTTCTACTCATATCATCACCAATTGTGTATATTTCCTGCTATAATAAAAAAGCATGTAATAAAGTTAACACCAACAATAACTGTTCGTATCAATGCAATCTTATCTGCTTCTGCATCTGTTGATCCTTCTTTTTCTCCTATGGCTTTAGCCCACAGTCTCCAAATCAATCTAAAGTTGTTCATTATTATTTATCCTTATTCTATAAAATCTTCGCGGGATAAGGAAGGAGTCTCCACGTCTTGCTCTGTATATTGCTCTGTATATTGCTCTGTATAATCCTCGAGCATGTTTCGTGCATACAATGCCATCTGCTCGAGTTTAATAACTAATAGTTCTGCATCAGGAATGTCTATAGGTCGAATCATATCACCTATTGTATAACTTTCAAAGTGGTTCTCAATCAATTTTTCAAAATCAAAGATTGTTTCAATAGAAGGTTCACATGCGTTTGCACCAATATAGATAGAAACTTCAACGCCTCTCTCATCTATGTGTGCTGATGTATCAATTTCTAATTGAGTTGTATTACTATTACTTGCCATTATATATTCTCCAGGTCAGTTATGAATTGTTCTTGCGGCGTGGTTGTATGCCAGAAGCTTAATGTCTCAGTAGCGTCGGCAATCTGTTTCTTAAGATTTACAATTTCTTCTTTTGTACAATTTAAAAAACTTAATGCGAGTAATCGGTTTGTGTCACCTCCTAGCGCCGATGTCTCTTGCATTATTTGTTTAACGACCTGTGCTTTATTATTATTCTTAAACACAATACGATCGTCAACATTTGCTTGAACGAACTCCATTTTGACATTAAGCCATCGAACTTGTTCTGTGAATTCATTTACTCTAGCGTCAATTCTCTGCTGTAGGATACCATTGCGGTAGTCACAAAAGTCCTTTACAAGTTGTTTAGCGGACGAGTATTCGCGGAGTTTGCCATCAAAATCAATAACTGTTAGGTTTTGAGAGAATGGCTTACTTAGCTTGAATTTGGTAATGAGTTTAGAATCGTTCCATTTAACTGAAGATAGTTTAAGTTTAACCTCAAAGTGAAATCCATCTTTATTACATTTGTCTTCGTAAGATACGATATCACCTTCATCTTCTAACTTATCGAGAACCTTTACATATCCTTCTCGGTCAAAGCCGTATGGTACTTCCGTAATAGATACCGCAGTTTTACCAGAACGTTTAAAGGTACCATACGAAACGTATTTGGTTGGGTCTTCTTCACTTTGTTCAACCTTACCAGTATAATCAGGAAACTTAATTCCTAATGGTGTTTGTATTTTACCATTCTTAATGTATTGTAAACAAGCCTTCTTGAGATCATTAGGGTTATGTGGAAGGATGTTTGTTGCGAATCCTGTAGCAATACCTTTGGTTCCATTTACAAGTACCATAGGAATGATTGGTAAATAGAATGAAGGCGGCTGGTGTTCAGGATCTTCGTGAATAGGACTTAGATCAATATCTTTAACGTACTTACTGAAATTATCATGAACTCTTGAGTAGACATAACGAGCAGCACCAGCTTCTTGAACAAGCCGAGTACCAAACGATCCTCTACCTTCAATAAGACATATGTTGTTATTCCAAGTGGCTGCCATTAATTGACCTGCACCAGCAGCAGAAGATTCTCCGTGGTTATAACCGTAGTCAGATATAATACCTGAGACAGCTGATACCTTTTTAAAATCCTTCTTGCTGTTAACTAACGATGAATAGAGGTA